TCAATGACTAACCTAAGTATTGGTAAATAACAAATGGAAAATCAATCTGCCGCGAGTCGTTACTCTAAGTTGGCAAGCGACAGAACGATCTTTCTCGATACTGCTAGGGATTGTGCGGCGCTTTCTGTTCCTTATCTATTGACACCTACGGGTGTTGTTAATGGACAAAAGCTACCCACGCCTTGGCAGTCCATGGGCGCTAAAGGCGTTAACGTCATGGCATCTAAGCTGATGCTAAGTTTGTTCCCCGTGAACGCAACTTTCTTCAAGCTTCAGATTAATGATGGTAAGCTTAGCTTGGACCCCAGTTTAAGTGCTGCTGTTAAATCAGAGATTGACCTATCGCTTTCCAAAATGGAACGAGTGGTCATGCAAAACATTGCTGAATCACAGGATCGTGTTATCCTACACCAGGCAATGAAGCACCTAATTGTAACCGGAAATGCTCTGGTATACATGGGTTCAAAAGGTGTTAAACTTTATCCTCTTGACCGATTTGTGGTCGTCCGTGATGGAGAGGGTAATCCCACCGAGGTCGTTACTGTTGAATCTATTGATCGTCAATTCCTTCCTGAGGAGTTCCAAACAGAACAAGCTAGGAATGTAAATGATGTAGCTGATAATACTAGTGCTCCTAGTGTTGATGTTACAGTTGGTGAAAATGAAGTTGCTGTTTACACTTGGGCTAAGCTCAAGGATGGACAGTGGCGATGGAGACAAGAAGCAGAAGGGAAGATTCTTCCTGACTCTCTTGGTAAGGCTCCAAAGAATACTACCCCTTGGTTACCCCTCCGCTTTAATGTGGTTGATGGGGAAGACTATGGGCGTGGACGCATTGAGGAATACCTTGGTGATCTACGGTCCCTTGAGGGATTGATGCAAGCCATGGTGGAGGGTTCTGCTGCTGCTGCTAAGGTTGTATTCCTGGTAAGCCCAGCAGCTACGGTGAAGCCCAGTACGCTTGCTAAGGCAGGCAATGGAGCAATCATTCAGGGCCGTGCTGAGGATGTGACTGCTGTTCAAGTGAGCAAGCAGGCAGACTTCAGTAGTGCCTATCAAATGATTCAGTCTCTCACGCAGAGGCTGTCAGAAGCGTTCCTGATCCTTACGGTACGTCAAAGCGAGCGTGCTGAGGATGTGACTGCTGTTCAAGTGAGCAAGCAGGCCGACTTCAGTAGTGCCTATCAAATGATCCAGTCCCTCACGCAGAGGCTGTCAGAAGCGTTCCTGATCCTTACGGTACGTCAAAGCGAACGCACTACTGCCGAGGAGATCCGCGCTACCCAGCAGGAGCTTAACGAGCAGCTTGGTGGAATCTATGGTAACCTAACCGTAGAACTCGTTCGCCCGTACCTTCAACGGAAACTGTTTACCCTCCAACGTTCCAAGGAACTACCACAACTACCAAAGGGTATTGTCTACCCAACCATCATTGCTGGCCTTGAGGGGATTGGCCGTGGGCAAGATCGTGAATCACTCATGATGTTCCTTCAAACAATCTCACAAGCCCTTGGTCCAGAAGCTATGGCCCAATACATTGATCCAGAAGAAGCTGTCAAACGTCTAGCTGCTGCTCAAGGGATTGATACCCTTAAGCTGGTTAAGACTGCTGATATGCGTCAACAGGAACAACAGAAGGCACAGCAAATGCAAATGACCCAAAGTTTGATGGGTCAAGCTGGACAACTAGCTAAGGCTCCTATGATGGACCCAAGCAAAAACCCTGATTCTATTGAAGCCCTACAAAATGTCGTCAATTCAACCGCGCAAGCAACTGGACAAGGCCAACCCCAACCCGCCCCTCAACAGCAACAATGAAGAGGAAGCTCCAGTAAAGCTTACACCAAAGGATCAATTTAAGTATGGTGATGTTAAAGTCACCTCTCCTGGTGTTGGCCGCGTTTCTATTACCATTCACTGATTCACATGTCTGAAATCCTATTTGATGCAACCGATCCTGATGTTACGTCTGCTCGACAAACCGAGGAGTTACGTCTCATCGAACAGGGTGGTCAGCTCATTGAAAAACAAGAAGCTGAGGTCGAAGAAAAGTATCGCCGCAGTGAACTTGAAGCCCAAGAACATAGTCAGTATGCTGGTAAATTTAAATCAGCAGAAGACCTTGAAAAGGCTTACCTAGAGCTTCAAAAGAAACTAGGACAGAAAGAAACCGATGACTCCTCTTCGACAGAAGAAAACGAGAGCGATGAATCGGAATCAGTTGAAGAAGAAGAATCACCTATTAAGCAACGGGTAAGTTTCCTTAAGACTGCATCAGAAGAGTACTACTCTAATGATAATCAACTTAAGCCTGAAACAATTGAAAAGCTCAAGGAGATGCCTTCCGAGGAACTCATTGAAGCTTACCTCCAATTGCAAAAGGATAATCCTGTTGCTCAATCCCAACCACTATCTGCTGATGCTGCTGAGAGTATTGTAGCTTCTGTCGGGGGACAGGATGCTTATAATGATACCCTTGCATGGGCAGCAGATAACCTCAAACCAGAGGAAGTTGCTGCGTATGACAACGTAGTCAACAGTGGTAACAAGGATGCTATCTTCTTTGCTGTTCAAGCACTAAACCAACGGTATAAAGATTCCGTAGGGTTTGAAGGTCAACAAGTCTCGGGTAAAGCACCTAAGACTACTGTTAAAGGATTCCGTTCCAATGCTGAATTGGCCGCAGCAATTAGTGATCGTAGGTATCGTACTGATCCTGCGTATCGCTTTGATGTTGAACAAAAGCTCGCTAGTTCTGGCGACTTGCTCTGACTAAAATAATAGGGTGACCGTCGGGATGACAGGCCACCTTTTTAGTCGACTAAAAGATGCGCCGTAAGCAATATAAAAGTCCTTTGCACAATCATCATGCTTCCTCTTCTAACTACACTGTCTGTTCTAAGCTCTTGGTATGGTCCTGGTTTCCACGGGAACCTAACTGCCAATGGTGAACGATATAATCAAAACGGCCTTACGGCAGCGCACAAGACACTACCATTTGGAACACGCCTTCGGGTATGTTTTAATAGGTGTGCCGTTGTTCGGGTCAATGATCGTGGTCCCTACATTCATGGTAGGAGTCTAGATCTAAGTAAAGGTGCGGCTGACAAGATCGGTCTGACCAGCTCTGGAGTTGGTAGAGTCTCCGTGACTCGACTAAATTAAAACAGATTGGGGGCACCTCGGAGTAGGACCCCCTTTCTATTGAGGAAGGATACCTCGTTAAAAAACCAACCGGTTGGAGTATTGGCCCGCTGCGGTGGACACCCAATACAACACATCTATTGCCTTATCTTCAAATACAAGTACTTGTAATCGTTATAAATCCTTTTTACTCATTATTCCAATGACTGCTACAGTTTCTTATCTTGGCGAAGTTAATAAGACAGGGGGCCAATCCCCTACTTATGCTCAGCGTACTAACCTCTTCCTGAAGCTCTTTACGGGTGAGGTTTATGAAGCCTTCCGTAACTCTACTATTGCAAAAGATCTGGTGATGAACCGGACTCTGCGTGGTGGTAAGCAAGCTCAATTCATTCACACTGGCCGTATCTCGGCTGGTTACCGCACCCCTGGTGTGCCTATCCTCGGTTCTGGCAACCCTCCGGCTGCTGAAACCACCATCGCATTGGATGACCTGCTGGTCGCCTCTGCTTTCGTTGATAACCTCGACGAAATCATGAGTCAGTATGACATTCGTGGTCCTATCGCCCGTCAGATTGGTCAAAGCCTGGCTGAATTCTATGATCGCCGTATCTTCCGCGTTCTAGATCGTGCCTCTGCTGCTACTGCTGCTGTGACCGGTGAGCCTGGTGGCTTCCAAATCAACCTTGGTGCTTCCAAGGAATATGACGCTCAAGCACTGGTTGATGGCTTCTTTGAAGCTGCTGCCCGTCTTGATGAAGTCGCTGCTCCTAAGGATGGTCGCGTGGCTGTTCTGGCCCCTCGTCAGTACTATGCCCTGATTTCTCAGGTTGACACTAATATCCTTAACCGTGAGTACGGTGCTGCCGGTGGTAGCCTGAACTCTGGTGATGGTCTCTATGAGATCGCTGGTATCTCCATCAAGAAGTCCAACAACATCCCCTTCCTTGGGAAGTATGGTTCGGCTTCTGGTACTGCCATTGATGCTGCTGCCGTGACTGGTGAGAACAACACCTACGGTATCGCTACCGACTTCACCAATAGCTGCGGTTTGATCTTCCACCGTGATGCTGCTGGCGTTGTTGAGGCCATTGGCCCTTCCGTGCAAACCACGGGTGCTGACACCAAGGTGATCTATCAAGGTGACGTGATTGTGGGCCGTCTGGCCTATGGTTGCGGTGCTGTGCGCGTCGGCGTTGCCGGTGCTTTCCGTAACACCTGATCCTTTTGGGGCTGACTAAGGTTGGCCCCTTTTCTTTTAATAACTCCTGTCCGAATTATGACGACCCAACTTCAAGCTATCAACAAGATGTTGACGGCCATCGGGCAGGCACCAGTGGTGTCGCTCGACATCGCTAACCCTGAGATCTCAACTGCTTTATCAATTCTTGATTCTGTTAATCGGGAAGTTCAAGGGGAAGGGTGGCACTTCAATACTGAGGTAAAGTACCCCTTTACTCCTGACGCTAATGATGAGATTGTCATTCCCGACAATGTTCTCCAATTGTCAGACAACAAATACGAGAACGTCCAACAGTA